TACACTCTTTCCCTACACGACGCTCTTCCGATCTCTAACTTGTGGCTCAGAGCGTCTGACTGGCTATTATTTTCACCGACAAATTGAGCATTATGGCTCAGAGTAGGATCGTCGTTGCGGAATCTGGTAACGATCTCGCCAAGCAGCTGATATGCACGCGACCGTCTGCTGATATCGGTTGGAATGACATACTCTGGCATGTTCTTTTCGGCAATCTCGTAAACACCATGATTAGAAATCAGACCACCATTAGCCCAGCCATTACCTTGACCGACGTTGCCCCAGCCGCCTTCTCCGCCATGTTCCAAGGCATTAATAGCAGCTAAGATCTGGTCGTATCCATTAAGGATTTGTTTGTGGCCAGGAATAGCCCAGTGGTTAAAAGTACTTGGGATAAACTGCAGCAGCCCTTGCGCAGGATTGCCGTTTGCCATGTTAATGTCCCAGACCTTTTGCGGTACAGTTGGGTTACCGCCGGATTCGGTCTGGATCTGCTTTAACAGTTTAGAAACTTTTGTAGCGGTAGCCTCAACTCCCAAAGTCTTGAAAGCTTTGATGATATAAGGCCGCCAACGCTCGACACCGGCACCGCCTGGGTTGGCAAGCGTCTCAAACTGTTTCTTGATCCAGTTGCCCATCTGCTTAGCGATATAAACCGGCACGTCCTTAACCAGCTCTGCAGCAAACTTAACCGGCGTGCTGACATGGACAAATTTTTGGAAAACAGATTCCATGAATTCGACCGGCTTTGACATGATTTTGTCGACCATGCCTAAAACATCATCAGTTGCATCCCCAACTTTGCTGAGTAGCGAGCTGAAAGCATTGCCCACACCGTCTGCATAATGTGGGATCATCCCGAACATGCGCGACAGCTGATAGCTCCGTTCGCCATCAAGCACGCTGGTACCCTTTGGCAATGGCAGAATCAAGTTACGCTTAGCCGGGAACATCCCAACTTGGCCATCTTTGGTCATAAACATCTCACGGTAATGTGCCGTCAAGCCGTCATTGACTTTGGCAAAGCCACCGGGATGAGTGTCGTTGGTACCATTGGCGTAGCTTGGCATCGAAATGCTGAAATCTCCGCCAATCTTAGAGCCGCCGACCTTATCGAGGACCCAGTTGATACCGCCTTTGATGTCATCGATCATGGTCTTAAATGGTTTAAGTACACCATTTACTAAATCAACAAAATGGCGATGCACACTGCCAACTGCATTGCTAATCGCGTCTTGAATCTTACCGAAAATGTCCTGCCAAATCTTAAGCATGTCGCCCAAACGACCGCCCGTCAGGTCATTCAGCTTGTTGTACATATCAGAAAAGATCTTGCGGTTGAACTTAAACATGTCCTGTGCAGTACGTTTGGTGTCTTCGCCTAAGCGATCCCAACGCCCCGAAACAAGATCATGCCAAGTAGTAGTCCGGTCCTCGATAACTTTATAGCCAGCTTGGAACGTAGACTTATGCTTGTTAAACATCTGCTGAGCCGATCGCACAGTTTCACCGCTCAGCTTGTCCCAGCCGCGTTTTACATTATCAGCTCCATCACTGGCCTTCTTCTTAAGGTCTTGCCAACCTTCAGCAGCTCCTTTTTTAATAGAAGACCATGCTTTTTTAGCGTTTTTAGCAACACCATTACAGAAACTACGAAACTTCTTGCTATGTTGGTATAAGAAACTGAATGCAGCCGTAGCTAACTCAATTCCTGTAATTAATGCACCTAATGGATTTGCACGCGCAGCTAAGCCAATCGCTTTAATCGATGTCACAGCTGATAATTTAATAGCTGTAAAGGCACTTTTCGACGTAACCGCTGCGGCTTTAGCAGTCATGCCAAGATTTCTTATGCTGATCTTGGCGCTTGCTGTTTCAGCACTTGCCTTAACCTTAATCTTTCGAGGAACCCTTTTAACAGTAGCATTAAAAGAACTTATCTTACCTTTAGCAGAAGTTGTTGAAGCAACTGCTTTCGTTTTGACAGTTTTAGGAACTTGTTTAAGCTTTCTGTTGTATCCACTAATCTTTTCTTTAGCAGCTGATACTGGAGCAGATACCTTAGTCTTAACTTTGGTAGGTACTTTCTTAAGCTTGTTCCCATAAGCATCAATGCTATCACTAACGCGATTGTATTTATCTGGCAGCTCTTTAAGCCCGTCTCGAGTTTTTTGAATAGCAGTAATTGGAAACTTCACCGCTTTGAAAGTAGATTGCAAAAGCTTAACCGATGGCAACAAGATCGTCGTCGCCTTATTAATAAGCAAAAGGGCTGCTGCAGTCTGAGCAAATGCCTTTGGATGCTTAGCTGCAAAACCACCAATGATTTTTAAGATTGGTTCTAAGTCTTTCAAAGTTTGAACGAAAACCTTAAAAGATGTTCCTGAAAAAGATTTAAAAGTATTAAACATCTCCTTCAGATCGCCTTTATGTTTAACAGCGTTTTGGCCAAGCTTAATTATCAAACTGTTTAGCTTTTCCAAACCGCTATTCATCATCTTACCGAAATCAAAGTTACTGTTTTTACTAAGAGCTTTTGTAACGCTTGTTACTTGAGAAGTAAGGGTATCACCTAATTTAGAAAATTCTTTTTTCGTTTCATCAGCCATAACCCACTTTGAAACTTGCCCAAGCAATGGATTTTTCATCTCTCGAATTGGTTTGTAGAATGCTTCTAGTAAAGCGGGTGCTTGCGTCTTAACCGCTCGAACCATACCAGGTCCAGTCTTCATAAGGTTTTCTGAAGCTTTTTGATATTTATCGCCAAGCTCATTCATAACTGTTTCCGCATCCTTGGCTGAAATCTTTCCGGCCGACATTTGATCGCGAAGAGTTTCCATCGTCAGCTTGCTGTTATTTTGAACCTTACGCTCATATTCAAGCAGTTTTTCACCATACATAGGCAATTGATCAGTGATCATATTAAAGTCGCCAAGCTGCATACGACCACTCGATAACATGTGAGTGAAGTTAAGCCCAAGACGTTTAACATTCTCATCAGTCATATTTAAAGTATCGCCAAGCGTCAAGACAGACTTAGTAAGCTTTTCGGTTCTTGGTGCATTATCAAACACGTGATAGAATTGCTGATTCAACTCATCAACGACCTCAATATTTTGACCATAAGCTGCCGCAAGTTTGTTCCCGATGTTAACCATGTTCTGCCCTTTACCAGCACTGCCAGTAAGAGTATCCCAAGTAGCTACCATCGTTTGCTGCTTATCATCATATTCTTTGACTGATTCGGTTAATAATGAGAAGGACTCATGAACCTTGCCTAATGCAGAAGTAAAAAGGTTAGCAGCAACATTAGCCGAGAAAATCTTAGAAAAAAGCGAGTGGCTTTTTTCCGCAGCTTCGTTTGACTTTTCGAGCTTTTCGCGAACACCAGAAAGAAACGCTGGATGATTCTTATCCAAATCCTTACTCAAAACCTTAATCTTTCCATCAGTTTGAGTAATCTCTAATCGCAGTTCATCAAGTTTATTCTTCTGCTCTTTATAAGCATTTGAAGCCTTGCCACTGTTTTCAGCAACTTGAGCCACCACTTGCTTTTGAGCATTATATTGCTCTTTTAACGAAGTGAGGGAAGTTTTCATTCCATCAAGTTCTGCTCGCTGAGCCTTAACGTTTTTCCCTTCTGCTTTCAGTTGTTCGACGAAAATCTCATTACTTCTTGCCGTTAGCTTGTAAGAATGCTGAAGATCCGCCAAACCACTTGACTGATAAGCATAGTAATTTTTCGCTCGTTCAGCTTGTGATTCATAACTAGCCAATTGCCGATTAGCTTGACTAATTTGCTTCTCAAGCTTTAACCATTGATCAGCTTGTTCCTTATTAGATTGATCAAGCCCTGATTGCCGAGTGCGCAATTCTTCAATCTTTGCGTATTGAAGTTCCATTGCTTGATTAAGACCATTAATCCGTGCTTTAGTCGCTTCTATATAATTTCCAGATGACTTGAGGGAAAGCTCTTGAGCTTTCCAAGAGTTTGTAACTGCAGAGATGGCGCTGTTGAAAGCCTTCATAGAACCAATTGCAGTAATCGTATCAACGGTAATTCGCGTCGACATTTCATTTTGTACTTTCAAAAGCTATCCACCTCCAAACAACGCTGATAACTGTGCGTGCGCTTCTTCTGGATCCATCGGTCGTTCTTCCTTTGGTCGAGCCTTCAGAATTTCCAACAATTCAAGATAGTTTTGACCATCAATATCATTTGGCAAAATTCCCGCAGTGGTTAGTAACTGCTGCCTTAAATAATTAATGTCTTCAATTTCTTGATCTATTTGGTATGATTGTCGGCGAATTTCGCCGTTTGTTCTTTTGGGGCCTCTTCATTATCAGTAAGCGAATCATTCCACTCTTCTTCGGAAATCCCGTTAATCCGCGCTTTCAAATAACCAAGATAGCTCCCTAATGTAAGCGGCGTCAGGTTTGACATAACACGATCAGGTTTAATATTAAGAATTTCAGAAACCGTTTCTACCGCTTTCGTGTAGAATTCAATCTCTTGAGTAGTAGCTTTTTCAAATGAGTCTTCGCCCTTACGATTCTTTTTACTACCTGCCTTAGCAGCATCCAAAGACATCTTAATTAGATTGTCTAGCTTTAACAGCTCACCAATTGATCCGTTAATTGAAACTGGCTGTTTAATACCAAACAGGGATGCATCTACTTTAATTTTTTCCATTTTTGACACCTCATATCAGCCGCCCCATTGGTACTGTGTATTTACTAGGCGACTTTAAAATTCTTAGCCTGGAGTGACGATACCGCCAGAAGTAGTGGTTTGGCCGTGCTTGGTGATATCGTCACCTGCATAGCCACCGAATACTTCCTTGAGCATAGCTGCAGCGTTGAATCCAGTTGCGCCACTGTTCCACTGCTTGTAAGGCTGTTGCGTACCCTTAGAGTTGACAAAGACAGTGTCATCAATTGGCACCAGGGATTGGTATGTGAATGCAGCATTGGCGTCAGTTTCGTTTTTGTTGTTGGTACCATGATTACGATTTGGCATGATCATTTCACCGTTCGCGAAACCGTCAAAATACTTGTTACCCTTAAAATCGTCAGAGCAGATCAGCATTGCTACGTGTGGCTTATCGCCTAAAGTGGCACCACCCGTTGCGTCTAATTCATAGCCATTACATTTCATGGCAATTTCGTACGGCAAATCAAGATACGTTACAGCAACTTGTGGCGTTGGCGTACCATGAGCCGTGCGCTTAACCTTGTTGTTGGCGTACTGTGGCGTACCTGCTTCTTCAATATTAGTAATGTTGGCAGTCGTGGCACCTTCACCGTCGCCATCCAGCAATACTACGCCGGACTCAGAGAGCCCTTTTTTAGCGTCAGCAATAAGCTTCCCAGTATCGTCAATCAGTCCCAACGCGATCCAATTGATACCGGAAGTAGAAATACCTGCGGACATTTAATTCCCCTCCTTGATAATTTCATCTTTTGCAAAATAAAAGACCTTCGTCACTTGTTTAGTGTCGGGGTCTTTTATGTGATTCTTCGATTGTTCGACAGTCCAATTATTGTCAACAAACAGCCGTGCCAGTGCCTGTTCGCCATCTAGCGTGCTGACATCGTTGTCGAGTTTGTAGAATATCTGAACTTCCACACCGACCGTCCACCCCTTGAAAGTATGGTTGGCATAGTAGGTAGGCTCGTTCAGCCATTCTGTGATCAAGCAGATCGTCTTGCCTTCATAATCGGACTCTTCTTCTGGGATCGAATCGGTATAAATTTCATCAATCCAGTCAAATTTGCCATTGATCAGATCTAACGCTTGAAAAACTGGCAATTCCATCACTTAACACCACCATTCCTTGCGTCAAGGACCTTTTTTTGTGCTGCAAAAACCTTGTCGGCCGAATCACGACGCGCATTATCGGCAAAGTGATTGCCCTGCATCTTAACGGTCCCGTCATTAAGAAACCTGGCGATATAGGCTTTTTTACCAAACCCAACAACGGAATTGCCGTCATCTTCGCCGTCAATGTCAACGTTTTGAAAACCGACGTTGTCTTGTAGGTGGCCATACTTTGGATTTTTCTTTTTCGAGCGTGGAGTTGCTTTGCGTAACTCGTCTGCTAAAACTTTTGCCCCAGCAGCAGTCATGGCTTTCTTCGTAGCATGATCAGGGATGGCAAATTTTTCAGCATTTCGGCCAAATGTCTCTAGCATTTTACCGAGATCATCCATTAGTAGCACCAGCTTTCTTAGTATCCTTAAGCGTTAGCAGGTCATAACGCGTAGTCGTATGACTCTCATCCCTAGATATGGTCAAGATGTCATAGACCGTACTGTCGCCCTTAAATCTCACCTTGAGTTGTTTGTCAACGTGATACTGAGAGCGGACAGCTACAACCGTTGTATCTGCCAATGCTGTCCCAACCAAAGCGTACTGCTGTGACTGGGACCGCTGATAGATTGCGCAGTGCAGAGTTTGCGTCGGTACAAATTTTTGCTTTGACCCGCCTAACGTTCTGCTAGGCACAGTCGATACAGTTCCTAGCTCAATTATGTGGTTCAGACGGCTGATTGGTAGTTTCATCTTGGCTCGCCTCCCAAACGTCGTATCGTCCACGCAACTGGCCAATAATGCTGTTGACGGTCAGATCAATCTCGTATGTCTGGATATCCGACATGCTGAGGCGGTATTGGTAGTAGGTAGCTGCAAGCGACTTTACTGCCATATCAAACAATGGCGAGACGTTGCTTTGCGTGTAAAATGCATCCCCATCACCAATTGCGCCTTTAACGTACTGCTCGGCTGCATCAATGTAGGCCTGCAGCAGTACGTCATCAAGATCGGAAGAGCGTCGTG